TCCGGACCCAGAAAAACTACTGCTAGCTGGCGGAGCCTGACCTTATGCCAACTGCTACTACTGTTCCAGTTAAGATGGCGCAGCGGCGTGATACTGCTGCTAACTGGACAAGCGCAAACCCGACACTGCTGGCAGGCGAGATTGGGATTGAGTCGGATACAAACAAAATAAAACTTGGTACTGGCAGCACAGCCTGGACATCGCTGAGCTATACGCCATGGAGCCAGGTAAGCGCTTATCCACTGGTTAACGCTGATATTGCCGCGGCTGCGGCTATCGCTTACAGCAAGCTTGCAACGCTAACCAGCGGCAATATTGTGCTAGGCAGTAGCGCAAACGTAGCAACTAGCACGGCAGTTACAGGTGATATAACCATAACCAACACAGGCGTTACGGCCATAGCTAGTGGCGTAATCGTCAACGCAGACATAAACGCATCTGCTGCGATTGTTGACACTAAACTTGCCACCATCGCAACGGCTCTAAAGGTCAGCAACTCGGCCACTACCGCCACAGATGCCAACACCGCATCGGCGATTGTGTCCAGGGATGCAAGCGGCAACTTTACTGCTGGCACGATTACGGCAGCACTGACAGGCACAGCATCCAACAACTTGCCATTAGCAGGCGGCACACTTACCGGCAATGTAATTTTAGATAATCAGGTTGATGCACGATTCCGCGAAGCGACTGCAAACGGCACTAACTACGTTGGCTTCCAAGCACCAGCAACGATTGCGGCTGATGTGTTATGGACGTTGCCCAATTCTGATGCAGCAGTCTCTGGTTATGCGTTAGTCAGTAATGCCGCTGGGGTGTTGAGTTGGTCAGAAGCAGGCGGCGGTGCTAAGGGCGGCGGAACGGATAAAGTGTTTTTTGAAAATGATCAAACTGTAACTACCAGTTACACTATTACTGCGAACAAAAATGCAATAAGCGCTGGTGTCGTGTCAATTAATGCAAGTGTTGTTGTGACGATTCCGGCAAACGCTAACTGGGTGGTGGTTTAATGTACAATACAATTGATTCCGAGGTAATCCCATGAGTTTACGGTTAAGCGGAGCAACATCTGGTTATACCGAAATTGAAGCACCAGCAGTTGCTGGTTCAAATACATTGACGTTACCCAACAGTAATGGCAGCAACGGGCAGGTGCTAATTACTAACGGTTCTGGCACATTATCATTTGCTACAGCAGCAACCGGTGACGTTACACTTACAGGTACTCAAACACTTACAAACAAAACACTTACCGCACCAACGATTGCATCAGCTAATTTAACAACAGCATTAACTTTAGCTGGCGCTGCGGGTACAAACGGACAAGTGCTAACAAGTGCTGGGTCTGGTTTGCCATCGTGGACGACAGTAAGTGCGGGAGCATTAACTTTGCTGTCTACTGTGACCGCAAGCAACTCAGCAACGGTTGATATAGAAACTACGTTTAGTAGTACTTATGATGCTTATTTACTTGTTGCATCTAATATAAGATTAAGCAATCAAACTGCATTATATATGCGGCTTAAAATCTCAGGTTCTTATATAAGCACCGGGACTTACTTTTACCATTGCGTTCGTTCAAGTTCAAATGGCGCAACTTATGGCGGGACAGACCAATCCGTAGGCGGAAACACACAGATACTTATAGCAGACACCATTGGAAATGATACTGAGGAGTCGGCATCAATTCAGTTTTTAATTACTGGGCCAACTTCTGCTACTCAATCAAAACAAGTTTCTTGGGCTGGGTCGAGTTGGTACAACTCATTGGCAACAATATCTCAGGCTACTGGGGTCGGGGGCAATACGGGAACAGGGGCATTGACGGGAGTTCGATTATTGCCCTTATCTGGCCAGATTGCATCTGGCACTTTCCGGCTCTACGGAATTTCTAATTAATAAGGACACACCATGACAAACTATCACGCAACATCCGAAGGCAACATTCCGTTTACCGCAGAAGAAGAAGCAGAATGGGCAGCAGAACAAACAGCATGGGAAGCCGGCGCTAATGACCGCAAAGCAGCAGAAGTCAGGACAGAACGCAATGCCAAATTGGCTGCGACTGATTGGACTCAGGGTGCAGATACGCCTCAAGTCATTAAAGATAAATACGCACCGTACCGCCAAGCCCTGCGAGACATTCCAACGCAAACCGGGTTCCCTAACGATGTGGTTTGGCCTGAGCAGCCGTAGCAGGCGCTGCTGTTGGGTTGGGCTATACTGTTAAAGTCCTAGCAAGCGCTACCTAGGTGATTCTTTAAAATGGCATACGGAAAAGTAAGAGTTGATGAAATTGAAACCAGCACCCAAACGGTAGCGGTTGATGATCTGGTAGTGGATGGTCAAGCTACCATCGAACTAGGTCATGCTAGTGATACGACTTTATCTAGAAGTGCTGCTGGTGTATTAGCAGTTGAAGGCGTGGTTATACCAAGCATCTCATCAACTAGCACTCTTACCAACAAGACTCTTACTGACCCTGCCATCATCGGCACGATCCTTGAAGATATATTTACGATTACTGATGGCGCTGCATTTGAAGTTGATCCCGGTAATGGCAGTGTTCAATTAATAACGCTTGGTGCTAGCCGCACACCAAAATGCACCAACATGGTTGCTGGTGAAAGCGTCACACTAATGGTTGATGATGGTACTGCTTATACACTCACGTGGACTGATGCGACCTGGGGTACTGGCGGAGTAGTGTGGAAGACTAATGCAGGCGCGGCACCGACACTTAATACTTCCGGTTACACCGTGATTGTGTTGTGGAAAGTCAGCACTCAAGTTTATGGCGCTCGCGTAGGTGATGCGTAATGTCAGCTAAAGCAATTTTAAGCGCATCAGTTAGCGTTGCACCTGTTTATGTTGAAGATGTATTCAGCACCTTCCTTTATACCGGCACCGGGGCAACGCAGACGATTACGAATGGGATTGATCTAAGCGGTAAGGGTGGATTAACGTGGATTAAAGGGCGTAGTGGAGCAACAGGACATCGGTTTACGGATACGGCCAGAGGTGCTACTAAGTCGTTGGCATCCAATAGCACCGCAATAGAAGCAACTGAATCCACCGGGTTGACCAGCTTTGGCTCTACTGGTTTTACAATTGGCGCTGACGCTGACTACAACACCAGCGCCGCTACCTACTGTTCCTGGACCTTCCGCGAGCAGCCGAAGTTCTTTGATGTTGTGACTTATACGGGGAATGCCACTAATCGAACTATTGCACATAATCTTGGCTCAGTGCCGGGTTGTATTATTGTTAAAGACACCTCCTCTGTCTCAAATTGGTATGTTTACCATAGGTCTTTAGCGACTAATCAGGCACTCAAGTTAAATTCAACCGATGCCATAGAAACTGCCGCAACACTTTGGAATAACACAGCCGCCACGTCATCTGTATTTTCATTAGGAACTGCGGGTGATGTAAATGGCAATACAAAATCTTTTGTGGCATACCTATTCGCGCACGATGCAGGCGGGTTTGGTACTGCGGGCACGGATAATGTGGTGAGCTGTGGGTCGTTTACTCCTAATGCGAGTGGTCAGGCTACAGTTAATCTTGGCTACGAGCCACAACTAATTTTGTACAAACGCGCAGGGTCAGCAGATAATTGGTACATTTATGACACTATGCGTGGTTGGGGTCAAACAACCGCAATGATGTTATTGCCTGATTTAAGTCAAGGAGAAGCTCAAAATGCTAGTAGTCCTTACTTTTTTTATCCAACAGCAACAGGATTTGAGTCAGCCAATAGTTGGTTTGCCGCATCTCAATTGCACGTCTACATCGCGATTCGTCGCGGGCCGATGAATACCCCCACCGTGGGGACAAGTGTGTTTGAACCTGCTGCTTATACAGGAAATGGAACAAACCCAAGAACAATTGGTACGTTACAAGTTACCGACTTGGCAATTAATATGAATCGCCCAGATATCGGGGACGCGCCGGTTTGGATAGATCGACTAAGAGGGGGTGAAAGGTATCTATCTTCCAACGCAACCCAAACAGAGGCTAGCGGTTTTGTGGGATGGAAGCTAGAGCAAGCAGGGCAGATTATCAATTCCATCAGAAATACATCTCCAACCACATACATTAACTGGAACTTCCGCCGCGCCCCCGGCTTCTTTGATGAGGTTTGCGGAACTGCCGTTTCATACATTGTTTCTGGCACTCACAATTTGGGTGTTACTCCAGAACTTATGATTGGCAAAACAAGAAGTACTGCGCGGCCTTGGTATACCCGTCATTTTGCAACAATGACATCAAACCAATTTGTTAGCCTTGATACTACTGACCCAGTAAGTAGTGGTGTTAGCCTTTCGGCTACATCAACAACATTCAGTTTTAATGGCACGTTAACTACTACAGACACTGCTGTTATTTACTTTTTTGCCACTTGTGCTGGTGTTTCTAAAGTAGGCAGTTACACCGGTACTGGCACTACGTTGCAGATCAACTGCGGCTTTACAGCAGGTGCACGGTTTGTGCTCATCAAGCGCACAGACAGCACAGGCGCCTGGTATGTATGGGACACCGCTCGCGGTATCATCAGCGGTAACGATCCATATCTTTTATTAAATAGCAACGCAGCCGAAGTAACCGGCACTGATTACATTGACCCGTTAAGTTCTGGCTTTGAAATTAGCTCCACCGCTCCTGCCGCCATTAACGCAAATGGCGGTACATACATCTTCCTCGCTATTGCTTAACCATCATGGAACTTCGCAACCGCACCACAGGAGCTGTCGTTAACGAACAGCAGTTCCGCGCTGATAACCGCAACACCAGCTTCCCGCAACAACTTACTGCCGAGATTATCGACAGTTTTGGTTATGACCCAGTGCTAGAAGGACCGCAAGCTACCACGATTCCGCCGTATCAATACAGCCGACGCGATGGCGTGGTTGAGATCAACGGCCAATGGTTCACTAAATACACCGCTGGCCCAGTATTCACCGACTACACCGATCCCGACGGCGTGGTGCATACCGCCGCAGAACAGTATGAGCAGTATTGCTTTGGTAAAGATGCAGAGCAAGGCAAGTCAGTGCGTACTGATCGCAACAAGCGTCTAGCTGATTGCGACTGGACCCAACTACCTGATGCGCCAGTACTACGTGCTACATGGGCAACGTATCGCCAGGCGTTGCGTGATGTAACAGCACAAGAAGGCTTTCCATGGAATGTGGTTTGGCCTGAGCAGCCGTTAGACTAGGCGCATAGTTGAGACCCATTGCCGCTACTGCCCATGATCGAGCTAGTAGCAGCAATTGCGGGGGCAAGCATCAGTGTGGCGGCGATGCTGTCCGTGGGAGCAAGCAAGCGCAACGAAGAAGCAAGCAACGCAATTACAAAGCTAACCAGTAGCGTTGAACATATCGCGGCAACTTTAGAAATTATCCATGTGGACATTAAGGAGACCAACAGGGAAATATTTGGGCGCCTTAATCAGGTCGAAAACCGCGTCAGTAAGCTAGAGGTGCGTTAACTACTACATCATGATTATCACTCCTGACACATTGACTCAGTATGTTGGCGCTGCAATCGGCGTACACGCTACAGCCGTGGCGGTAGTGAACCTGACCCCAACGCCAAAAGATAATGACCGGTTGGGTCGTTACACTGCGCTGTTTGTGAAGATCTACCGCGCTATTGAAATTCTGGCTGGTATTTTCACGCCACTGGTTAAAAAGTGAGCAATTTCCTTGCAGCGGCAAAAGCTACAAGCAAGCCGCCGCTCCCGCACCAAATGGCTGCATTCAATTATGCGTGGGACTTGCTAACTATTGAGGAGCAGCAAGAATTTCTGAGCAAATTCAGGGCTGACCCAAAACCGAAGGCAGCATTGGCATGGCAGCAAGCCAGTGCGCTAATCCGCGAGTTTGAAGGTTTCGAGTCGAGCGCTTATCCCGATCCAGGTACTGGCGACAAGCCTTGGACCATCGGATGGGGCTTCACATCGCTTAATGATGCACTCGTAAAAAAGGGCGATTCTATCAGCCGCGAGGATGCCGACGCCATGCTTGACTTGTGGATTGAAACCAAAGTTGTACCAGCGCTGGCATCTACTGTCCCTGGCTGGCGTAGCTTGCCACCAAATCGGCAGAACGCATTAGTGAGTTTTGCGTACAACGTTGGATGGCATTTCTGCGGTAGTGCAGATTTCGTCACCATATCCAGGGCATTGCGCGAATCAGATTACGACGCAGTGCCCAGCGCAATGATGTTGTACGTAAACCCAGGCAGCAGCGTTGAAGCGGGATTGCGTCGCCGCCGTCAAGCAGAAGGGGCATTGTGGGGCATCAGCCAGAAGGCAACATCTGTGCTGCTCAAGGTGCCATATGAGGCACAAAATGATAACAAAAGCGGCACCGGTTATAGAGAATGTTTCTCCAGTAGTTGCGCGATGATTGCTAAATTTTATGGCAAAGTAAAGAGCGATGATGAATACAATGCCATCCGTGGCAAGTTTGGCGATACGACCGACAGCCAGGCGCAACTGGCGGCACTGCGTTCTTTAGGTTTGCAAGCAAGGTTTGTGACTAACTGCGCCCCAGGTTTGCTGGAGCTTGAGTTGCGTGCTGGGCGCCCTGTGGCGGTGGGCTGGTTACACCATGGGCCATACAACGCGCCAACGGGCGGTGGGCACTGGTCTGTATTGATTGGATTTGATCTAAGCCATTGGATCCATAACGACCCCAATGGAGAAGCCGATCTACTCGCCGGTGGCTACACAACAAATCAAAATGGTGCTGGTGTTCGATACAGCAGAAAAAATTGGGATAGGCGCTGGCTGGTCGATGGGGCATCAACGGGTTGGTGTGTTCAGGTGAAGCCATGATTGAACTCAGGCGCCACTCCGCAGCGGTGCTTGAAATACGCATCCTATACACCAGCACCACTAAAGCATTTGATTTCTTTCTGGCATCTGATATACATCTTGACAACCCCAAATGCAACCGCAAGTTATTAGCAAAACACTTGGATGAAGCTGCTGCAAAGAAAGCGCCTGCTTTATTTTTTGGTGACGTGATGTGCTTAATGCAAAGCCGCTCAGACAAACGCAGCAATAAAAATTCAATCCGCCCAGAACACATGGGCGATAACTATTTTGATTTAGTGTTTAACGAAACCGCCAACTGGTTTAGCAATTGGAAAGATACAATAGTAATGATGAGCGACGGCAATCACGAGACATCAATATTAACTCACAATGAAATTGACCCTTTAGAAAATGTTACCAGGCTAATGCGTGAGCAGGGCTCTAAGGTGCAGCATATGAGCTATCAAGGTTTTATCTGGTTTACATTTATTCAACGTAATCCAGACGGCACAACAGGCAAAACACGTAGAGCTACGTTGGCATTTCACCATGGTGCATGGTCAGGCGCATCTAAATCAACCGGTCAAAAGTATTTTAATATCTTCCCGCAGGCGCAAATTGTATTGAATGGGCATAATCACGAGCGTTCAATTATTAGCCATCCTGCATATAACATTTCAGCTAATGGCACCCAGACAATCAGTCATCGACTAGCACTTCAGTCGGGCACATATAAGGAAGAATTTAAAGGCGGATCTGGTTTCGCAGTAGAGAAAATAGTAATGCCGAAAAGTTTGGGCGGTTTGTGGCTTAGACTACGACCACGCGATTCCACCGGCGTCGAAATTACCTGTGAGCTTGCAACATGAACCGTTACTTAGTCGAGATAAGCGCCATGATGGTAGTGGATAGTGAGTATTCCTGTGATGATGTAGCCGTTGGTATTGCCGCTAGGATAGAGGAAATCGCACAGTCAAACGCGCATTTATTGGATTACGAAATACTTCCATTCGAAATGCCGGAGCCTTATGAGCCACCACATCAACGAGACGGAGCTGGTATCGCGTAAGGTAACAAAGCACAAGTTCAGGAAGTCTATTATTGAAGATTGGAATAGTTGTTGTTACATATGCGGCGAACAGTTTGCCAACATGACGCTAGATCATATTGTGCCAAAAAAATCTGGCGGACATACAGCAAAATCTAATCTTGCTCCATGCTGCTCGGTGCATAATCGCCAAAAGGGTCATTCGGAATTGTGGGGCTGGTGGACGCAGCATCCAGAATGGAGTCTTGAGAGAGCTGTAAAGTTGATAAGTTACCTGCGTCGCGTTGATAACATTCCATCGCCTGATGATAATATATAAGAGCCTGCCAGGCTTGAGAATGCTCTTTCACCATAGAAGCATAAGTCACCTGCCACATGTAACCTACACGGATGAGCGTTGGGGCGTCCATGGTTATACTGTGTTACTGGCGGGCATTGGATGATGAAATGGATGGTGGTGGAATTAAGTCTAGAGGAGCAATTGGCGGTTGAGACCCAAGCGCGTCTTGTTCTTAACTGCCCTGATAGCAAAGAAGTTGCTAGATTATGCAGTACCTTAATAAAACAAAATGCACACCAATCTAAATTACTATCTCAAGCAGTTAGGCATATTGCAATCTTGGAATGCAGTACAATGTATCTAATACACTCAGCACGCCCGTGGTGGAAACGTATATTCTTGCATCATTAATTTTAGCTTTGCACATGCCATGTCAATTCGTTGCCGTACCCGTTCACGGCTTACTGAACATTGAGCCGCAATCTTCGAGAGTACCAACGGTACTGGCTCATCAGGGCCAAGGCCATAGCGTTTGTTTATTAGATCCTGTTCTTTGTCGGTTAGGTAAAACATCGCCAGTTGGAGATGTTCTTTGTCGTAATCTGATTCATATTGCTCTTCAATAGGGCTAGCGACTAAATCAAGCAGTGGGTTGCCATCATCTGTTATCAATACATCCAAACTTTGATGAGTGACGCTGCAATCTTGCAATGCCAATAATTGCTCTAATGTAATACCCATCAATTCAGCAAGCACTTTTTTGCTGGGCTTACAACCGTTTGATTGCATGTATTCAGATTCCAATCTGAGTGCCCGGTAAAATTTATCTAACACCTGCTGCGGCACTTTGACAAGTCTTTCTTTGGTATCTATGGCCCGAGACAATGCCTGGCGAATCCACCAATACGCATAAGTGGAGAACTTATAGCCGCGCTCAGGGTCGAAGAGTTCAACGGCCCGCTGGAGGCCGAATGAGCCCTCCTGCACTAAATCCATGAGCTCCATGTTTGATGACCTTAAGCGTGTTGTATAGCGCTTTGCAATATGCACCACAAGCCGGAGGTTTGCATTTACCATTGCATTCCGCGCTTTGATGCCTGCCCTTATTTGGCGCTTTTCTTCTGGCGTTCGTTCACCTTCGAGCTTACGCAATTCCATGTATATCCGCACCTTGCGGCTTAGCTGGATTTCCTGCAATCCGGTGAGCAGCGGATATCGCCCGATGTTTTGCAGGTATTCCCTTGTAACGTCGCTCATTGTTTAGGAAGGTAGTAATGGAAGAAATTTCTCAACGCATCCCCCGTAGCAGTGCCAGGTGATGCGCGGATTACCCGGAGCACCTCTTTGGGTGTATTAAATGATTTAGTGCCGCCATTTTGATAGACAACAAAACGAATGCTTCCCTCTACTAGGTGAGTGGAGGGTGCCACAGTGGCAAACACCTTGAAACTGCCGCCATCAAAAGTGCGGTTAACCCCAGCGGCAGGCACATCCTCAAAACCAAGAGCCCTAATGATTGACGCCTTAAGCACGCTTTCCGGGATCATTGAGAGCTGCCGCCAGGATGGTTCAGCCATCAGAACGCAGGTTCGTCATTGGTGTTATTGGCGCGGGGCAGGAACTCAAACCTGCTGACAGCTAATACATGCTTACTGCGTTTATCACCGGTCTTCTTATCCTCCCAGTCTTGGCGTTTTACGTTCCCGGTCACCATGATGCTGTCACCTTTTTTTAACTTATCAACTATCACCTCGGCGCTTTTTCCCCAAACTTCAATATCCATGGCGTTGTTAATCCAGTTGCCGTTTTTGTCTTTCCCCTCCTGTATTCCACCTGCGAAGTTTGCCACCTGTGTGCCGCTGTCAAAACTTTTTAAGGTTGGGTCTGAGATAATGCGGATGATGCCAGATGCGTAGAGACTCATGGGAATTAATTCAGTGGGGTGATGTTGTGCGCAGCCTCAAAGGCCAAGATATCTTCAAGAAAATAAATCACATAGGGGCTACCTAGCGGGAGAAAATTGCGATCTAGGCGTTGGTACACCGGGCCAGTGCCTTTGCTGCGATGGTGCCGCAGCGCTGAGGGTTTAAGCCCCCAGCGTGCTGCTAACTCATTGGTGCTAAATGATGTGGGGTCAGTCATCGGCGAATGGGTCCGCGTCATTGGATGGGGCAGCAGGTGGTACTAGCTCGGCTTCACGCAAAAGGGAAAACTCCAGCAGTGCATCAAATTGCTGTTGGCTTAGATCGTTTTTGCGCAATTCCATGCGGGCCGCGATATCCTCCAATTGCTGCACACTAGTACTTTTTGCAATTGCGGCTTTACCAGCAGCAAACACTTTGGCATCACCGGTAAATACGGCAGGCGCCAGAGCTGGTGCAGGTGTTGACGTTGTCGTTACCGTCACGGTTTCAGCCTGCTCCATTTCGTCGGAGCTATACAAGCCGCTGAGATTGTGGGGAAAACTTTTTCTAAGTGCAAGCGATTCGCTGCACTTAGCAATCATCGCGGCTGGCATCTTGCTCCACATTCCTTGATTGTTGGCGTTGTAATCGCGGAATAATGCCGTGCCGACAAATGGATGAGTAGAACCTTTACGCCAGATGGTGGTCTTAGCAGCGGCAGGAGGCTTGTTACCCAGCCATACATCAGCCCAGATGCCATCATCGCCACACCATTCGGTTGAGCTGCCATCAAGCTCGCCGGTACGCTCGGCAATACTGCGTAGCCCGTCAATTGACGTCATAATCGTTAATTTATTACTGCGCTTAATTGCGTAGATTTGACGGCTGAACGGATCTAGCCCAGTGCGTTGGCACGCATAAGCAAACAATTTCAGCTCGTCTTGGGTGCAACCTGGGGCAATATTTGAGCTAATTAGCTGTTGCTGCTCCGGTGTCCATGTTATGGCGCTCATTAGAAATCCTCTGAAGTGATGGTTGAATTGTCTTTTAATGCCCAGCCAGGGAGCTGTAGCGTCTGGATGCCGTCGGTGTACGAGGGCCAAGAGTTAATGGCGCGGCAGTCCTGTATTTGCTGCAAAGCGTTATGCCTTAAGACAGCGCCGTGAACCATTGCCTGAGCGTCTAATTCGTAAACGCCAATCGCGTACGGGAAAGATTTTTCGACGGCAACAAATATGAACCGCTTGGCGAGAGTCCCGCACAGATAGTGGGCGCTCTGAACCTGGTAACTCCACTGGGCGACGCTTTTGGCAAAACCGGCGGGGCTGGCATCAACGCAGGTTTTAAGGTCAACAATGGTTGCACCGTCAGCGCTAAGCCAATCGGGCCGGCATTTGCATCTGAGGCCGGTGGGTATGTCGTCAAACCAGTGCGAAGTCTCTGCGGCGCCATTAGATAGCAGCAAGGCAGCAGTTGAATTGCTGCGCACTGCATCAGCCATTTGCAATGCCTGCGCTAGATCGGTTTCGGATACCGCTTCAATGCCAGCGGCAGCCATCTCAATGACGGCGGCTTTGCCTTCCTTTGTACGCCTATCAGGCGCCAACTGATAGCGCTTAGATAGCTCGTCGGGCTCCAATACGGCGCAATGTACAAGTGAGCCCAGGCGCATAGCGGCAGTGGGCACCATCGCTATACGGTCAGGGTCTAAATACTTGCTCCAAAAATGGTAGGGGCTTCTGGCAATTTCCTTTAGCTGGCTGGCACTAATGGCCGGGTCGGCGTGATAGTCGGCGTTGCTGATGGTCATTGCTTGAGCTGGCAGATAGATGTGGGTTGCCGAAGTTGTAGCTCGCGGCCAGTCTGAATGCCGATGGCGTACATGCTGAAGCCAACGACTAGCGCAATAAGGATTTTCATGCCAGCACCATCCGCACTTTGTAACGGCTGATTTGCATATGATCGGCAATAGATTGCTGCGACATGCCATTACGGCGCAACCTGATGACTCTTTGCTCGGTTGTTTCGGTAAACCAAAGAATTATTAGGAGTGGCAATAGCAAAACTGCTATCAAAATTGCAAGGGTAGTCATGATCCTCGGGTTGGGGTGGAAGCTCTCGCCTCCTGTCCCTTTACTATACACCCTAGTTCGCTCTTGTCAACACTCCTCAGTTGCAATGCTTAATAAATCCATCGCTTCGCCCACACTCCTTGCGACACCAGCAATACCGCCTGCTTTTTGTACCCCTAAAAGCCATTGCTGTTGCTCAGGTTTTACACGCCCGCTGGAACTTTTCACCTCGATGCTGGTAAATATTGCAACCTGCTGACCCACCATCTCAGGTGTAATGGTGCGAGTGGTCCAGCCGATCAGATCGGCTGAGCCTTTACATAATCCAAAGCTGACCGGTCTGCCGTTTATATCCCGCAGCGTGCCGGTATTGTTGCGAAACAGGCGGCAGGTGCCAATACTGCACGCAAGCCGAATGTGTTGCTGGATTGTTTGTTCACTTGTCATTTGTTCCATGGCGGCTCAGGAATGCCAGCTTGTTTCATTATCTCAGACATATTAAACTTATGGTATTTAACTGGTTTGGCTGGGGGCTCCCATTCGGCTTGCGATATTGTTGCTTTACGTTCTTTCCATGCAATATGTGCCCAGCCAG